CACCTGCAATGCGCCGTTGTACAGCGCCTCAGGCGCATGGGCGTGGACGTAGCATCGGATCAGAATGCGGCGAAGCGGCATCCGGTACTGGCGCTCAAACTCAAGGCGGCCGGCATGGTCGCTGGCGCGCCGGACCTGCGCATCTACATGCCCGGCGGTCGCGTGGGGCTGATCGAAATGAAGCTAGGCCGTGCCCGCCCAAGCCCGGCGCAAGTAAGCCGGATTGAAAAACTGCGGGGTTTGGGTTATCCTGTAGCGGTGATAAACGCATCCACGATGGAGGATGCGGCGGACCAAGCGGAAGCTATTGTGAGGGAGTGGTTAGGTGCCAGCGGGCAGGCCGACTGATTACAGGCCGGAAATGGGCGAGCAGATTTTGGCGCTCATGTCGGAGGGTCTTAGCCTCGCTGCGGCTGCGGCTGAAATCAATGTGCATCGGCAAAGGGTCTATGAGTGGGAGGCCCAGCACCCGGAATTTGCGGACAGTATAAAGCTCGCCCGGTCAAAAAGGCAGCTTTTCCTTGAGCGCCGGTTGCTTGCCGCCGATGCTGGCCCGGTTGTCACGTCCACGATCTTTGCCCTCAAAAACGCCGGTCAGGGCGATTGGCTTGAGCGGCAAGAGGTTGACCTTAACCACAAGGGCGCGGTTCATACGATCAAATCGGACATGTCGCCAGAGGAAGCCGCGCGGATTTATACGGAGGCAGTTAAGGGGCGGTAATGACCCATATATAAGCCACTATCAACGATATTGGCTTATATATGATGCTTTTTTTGCCAATCACCGGGTATAAACCGGGCCTCCGGGTTGATCGCCGGAGAGCGTGGTGCGCGAAAGCCTCTGCCAATCGGTAGGCTTGCCCCACATTTATTTTTCTTTCTGGTGACACATGCGCCGCACAGTCGATATGCCCACGCCAGCCAAGATCACGGAACACCATCTACAGGTTGCCATCATTCAGCGGCTGCGCCGGATTGGGCTCGACGTGGTTGCGGATATGAATGCGGCTCGTCGCTCGTTAAGGGACGCGTCACGGCTCAAGGCGGCAGGTATGACGGCGGGTGAGCCTGACCTGCGGATTTACATGCCGGGCGGGCGGCTGGGCATGTTGGAGGTCAAAACCGACAAGGGGCGGCTTAGCGATGCGCAGGCGGCGCGGATTGAGAAGTTGCGCGGCTTGGGGTATCCTGTTGAGGTTGTCCGCGCTGCCACGGTTTTAGAGGCCGCGAGATTGGCGGAAAGCATTGTCAGGGAGTGGTTAGGTGCCAGCTGGACGGCCCACTAAATACGATCCGGCGTTTTGCGAGCGCGTTGTTGAGCTTGGTAAGGAGGGCTACAGCAAGGCGTCGATTGCGGCTGAGTTGGGCGTTGTGCGCAAGACGTTGTACGAGTGGGCGGCGGAATATCCGGATTTTAGTGACGCCATTACGCGTGCGAGGGAATTTTCGCAGGGCTGGTGGGAGACGCAGGGCCGTTCCGGCATTTGGGCTGGCAGTCAGTTTAACGCGAACGCCTATCGCTTGCAGGTCATGAACCGCTTCCCGGACGACTGGCGCGACAAACACGATGTAAACCTCTCCGGCTCGGTCACGTCGAAAAACATCAATTCCGATATGTCGCCGGATGAGGCGGCCCGGATTTACGCAGAAGAATTGAAGGCTGACAAATGAACCGGAATATTTTCGCCCATACCGCTCCCGGCAGCTCGTATCCGGAATTTCTTTCGGTGAACGAGCAGGATGGCAACATTGAGGTGACCGTGCGCTCGCCAGCCTCCGGCGACGTTGAGGGAACGCAAGCCACCATGACGCTGCCACGTGACGCCGCGAAGGAACTATATCGCTCGATGTTGCGCGAGCTGATACAGACTGACGCCGCCTGATAGTCCGCACACTGACGGTAGACGCCGGTCCAAGTGACCGGCGTTTTTTTTAACACATAAAATCTATGTGTTATTTTTTTGTTGACGGCCAGTTGGGCTTGGTTTAGTGTGTGCGGGAAATTATGGAGGACGCATGACCGACCCAATACCTACCAATGAATATATTGAAGTGACGGCAGCCGAGATTGCCGCTTATTGGCGGAATGAGGGCCGACACATCGATGTAGCTACCGCAGTCGAAGACGATCTGACCAAGGAATATGCGGCGAAGGCTATCGGTACCGCCGACATTTTGGACACCCTTCTCTCCGCGCTCAAAGCCGAGAAGAAGCGAGCGGATGAGGCGGAGCGCACCGTCTCGCTTCTCCGGGACGCGGCCAGAGGCTCAACCGTAATCACCAACACGGCGGCGGTTGAAATCCGCACTCTCCGCGCAGAAGTGGAGAGGCTGCGGGCGTTTCACGAGCGCGTTGGGCAATGCGGCAGGCTGCTACAAACACGCATAGGCGATGGTCCAACACAAACTTTGACAGTGTTCCGAATGTCTGACCAAGACGACATCGAGATTAGCGCCGCGTATCACGCCGCCCTCACCAAGAAGGAGCAGAGCGATGAGCAGGGGTGAACTGCTATTTGAATTTATTCAGCGCATGAAAGAACCGGACGGCATAACCGGGGCGCTCGACCTCGCGCTCAAGGCGGCTGCGTCCGTTGTGCAAGAGAAGGCGAGCACGTGGCATAAGGAGTGGCGCAAGGGCCACAAATCAGACACGCATCTTGAGGGAAAATCGGACGGCGCTGACGAGTGCGTTGTTGCCATCCTCGCCCTTACGTCGAAAGGAACCCCCCAATGACTAACCACACCGAAAAGGGATGGCTCCAGCGAGATTTTGACGCCGCCAAGCGCGAAATCAAGACGTGGCCGAGGTCAATCCGCAAGTATCTAAAGGGAGCCTCCAATGACTGACCACCACGAAAAGGCGATAGAGGCAATGTGCGAGGCGATGTGGGGCGACCGCTGGAGAGAATTTAGCGCCGCCAGCCCACAGACACTCATGGAGGAAATGCGCAAGGTGGCGGCTGCCTACGAGGCGGCTATGTGGATGCCGATTGAGGAAGCACCGAAGGGCGATCCGGTAATTGTAGGACGCCGCGCAATCCCATGCGGGAGTGGAGAGTCGCCAGCCTATTCCTGCGAAGCATTCTGGTCCGACGAGCATCAGGCGTTTGTTTTCGTCGGCGAACACCTTGGTGTGACGGTTTGTGACAGGCCGACGCACTTCCGCCCCCTCCCCTCTCTACCGGAGGGCGGGGAATGAAGCGCGTAATCCTGCTCGCTGAGGCGGATGAGAAGATGATGCTGGCTGGTATGGCGATGGTCGAAATGATGGCAAGCGCGACGCAGGGGGACGCCATCATTGCAGGCTTCGATGCCATGCGTGACGCCTCCCCCAATGCAGGGAGGGTGACGGAAGCGGAGTTGGAGGCGATGGCGGCTGCAATGCACCGTGAAGATCGGCCTCATGATACTCCGTGGGATGCGCTACTAGATCATATGAAAGTGCCGTATCGCCGCCTTGCCCGCGCCGCCCTCGCTGCTATCGGTGTGAGGGTGGGGTGATGCGTGGGGCAGGAAACTTTCATAGGCTTCGCAAATATAGGCGCAAGAAAGATGCGTCCGTTTCACCGCGATGGGGTCGCATAGCGATGCTTTATTGGCGCTACCACCTCAGGGTATACGGGCCAATTGGAAACTTGTGGGATATGGACTTTCTTGTTAACGGGGAAGGCTAAAGCGGTGCGTTGACAACAAAAGCCCGCGCAGAATACTCTGGAGTTGTGTGGGCGCATCCTCCCCACCAAAGGAATAAACCAATGATCCTGTCAAACCAAGTCGAATGCTTGCGCTGCGGCAACCGCCCGTATTCCGCACACGTACATGATTTCAAATACTGCAAGTGCGGCGCTATTGCTGTTGATGGCGGCATGTCCTATTTGCGGCGCGTCGGGGCGGACTTGTCCGCATACAAAGACATTTCCATAGAAATCAGCGATGACGATTGCGCCGCACTCAAGGCCGCAATCAAAAACGCAATTGACACCGGCAGAAATCCGCTTGGCATTTTATGCGCCGTTGCGATAGTGTGCCGGGATCGGGGGATTGATTTGCGGGGTGCGCCCTAGCATAGCCCCCGCTTCCCCGCATATACTCCCCACATGCAATGGCCACCGGACTACACCGCCGAGTTCAAGCGGCGCGTTGACGCGCTCAACAAAATCAACGCCGATGACAAGCTAAGACGCGCCGCGTATGAATACTACCGGACGCGCCCGGCGGAGTTCATCGCGGATTGGTGCGTTACGTATGACCCGCGCAATGGGTCTAACGGCATCCCGAAAGTTATGCCGTTCGTGCCATTTCAGAAACAAGTCGAGCTTGTCGAGTTCCTGAAATTTCTAGTCGATAACCAAGTCTCCGGCTTGATTGAGAAAAGCCGAGATATGGGCGCGACGTGGATCGCTTGCGCCTTTGCGGTTTGGCTTTGGCTGTATGCGGACGGCGCGGCAATCGGTATCGGTTCGCGCAAGGAAAATCTCGTGGATCGCATCGGTGACCCGTCGAGCATTTTCGAGAAGGTCCGCATGATCGTGGATTATCTTCCCGGCTTCTTTCTGCCGAAGGGTTACGCGCGCGACAAACACGCCACCTATATGAAAATGCTTAACCCGGAGACTGGGGCAAGCATCATTGGCGAGGCTGGCGACAATATCGGACGTGGCGGGCGAACGCTGCTTTACATCAAGGATGAAGCGGCGTGGTACGAGCGCCCCGAATTGATCGAGGCCGCACTTGCCGACAATACGAATGTGCAGGTTGATATTTCGTCCGTGAACGGAACGAATAACGTCTTTTACCGGCGCAGGCAGTCCGGCAAGATATGGACGCCGGATTGCGAGGCTGACAAGCGCCGGGTGCATGTTTTCATCATGGATTGGCGCGACCATCCGGCGAAGGATCAAGCGTGGTATGACGCGCGCCGCGAGAAGGCGGCTAACGAGGGGTTGCTAACCAAGTTCGCGCAGGAAGTTGACCGCGACTATGCGAGCGCCGTTGAGGGCGTGATTATCCCGGCGGCATGGGTCAAGGCGGCAATCGACGCGCATAAGAAACTGGGCATTGAGCCTAGCGGCGCTGTTATCGCGGGGCAGGACGTTGCGGATGAGGGCGGCGATAAGAACGCTCTCGCAATCCGCAAAGGCATCGTTCTGACGTATGCGGATCATTGGGGCGAAGGAGACACAGGCCAAACCGCGCGCAAGTCTGTCATGCAGTGCCGCTCGCGTCATGTCACGTCGCTGCAATATGACTGCATTGG